AATCAACACAGGATCCGATGTTCATAAGATTCTCAGATCAGGAGGATATAAACACCTATGCCCCATCAGCGACTAACACCGCTGGTACTCAAAGATTAGCAGATGGTTCTAAATTGGTCGGTGCTATCAGAGGTCGTGACGCGATATACATATGGACAGACACAGCCTTATTTACCATGAGGTTTGTTGGTCCACCTTTTACTTTCTCTTTCCAACAGGTGGGTACAAACTGTGGATTAATTGGACAGAACGCAGCCGTTGAGGTCGATGGTACCGCGTACTGGATGTCAGAGAATGGTTTCTTTAGATATGCTGGTAGACTAGAATCATTACCATGTCTTGTAGAGGATCACGTTTACGATGACATCAACACTATACCAAAACAACATATCAATGCGGGTGTCAATAACCTGTTTGGTGAGATCATGTGGTTCTATCCAAACTCAGGTTCTAGTGTTGTTAATAGGATGGTTGCATACAATTATTTGGACTCAAGTCCCGAGCGACCAGTATGGACTTCAGGGACACTAGCAAGAACCTCATGGGAGGACTCTGCTATATTTGGTAAACCACACGCAACAGAATACGACGCTAGCGCAGAAACTGATGACAGTGATGTTAACTATGTTCACGGCAACACTGATGGTGCATCAACGTATTACGAACATGAGACAGGTCTTGATCAGGTAAAATTAGGGCAAACATCTGCAATACCAGCAAACATAGAGTCTGGAAGTTTTGATATTGGTCAACAGGGTTTGGCTGGAGATGGTGAGTTCATGATGAAGATAAGAAGAGTTATACCAGATTTTTTATCACAAACAGGTGATGCTAGGGTAACATTAAATCTAAAAGATTTTCCAAACGACACTGCAGCTAGTTCTACGTTAGGTCCATTCACAATAACAAGTGGTACACAGAAGATAGATACACGTGCAAGAGCTAGAGAAATATCTCTAAAGGTAGAAAACACCAGCACTAGTCAGTTTTGGAAGTTAGGAACATTTAGAATAGATTACCAACCGGATGGTAGAAGATAATGCCATTGAATAAAAAAGGTAAAAAAATAATGAAATCAATGAAAAAACAGTATGGTAAAAAACGTGGAGAACAGGTATTCTACGCATCACTAAACAAGAAAAAAATAAAAGGAGTTAAAAAGAAAAATGGCTAAGATAGTACAATCACTAACGCAACCACCAGAGCAGTACGATCAATCTGTATTCTTTTCTCTTGTCAGAGATCTAAATGGTCTGATAGAGAAATTAAACACCACCTTTCAAGAGGAGAAGACAGACGACAATGACGCTATTATATTCTTCTTAGGATCATAATGGCTAACGTATTTGTAAATAAAAAAGTAGATTTAACAAGCAATGACTCTGCGACCACTCTTTATACAGTGCCATCAGCAACAACTGCCATAATAAAATCTATAATAGTAAGCGATGATTCTGGTTCTGGATCCACTATTACCATAACTTTGACTAATACCAGTAGTGCTGTTTTTAGCATTGCACACCAAAAACAGATACCAGCTAATGAGGTGGTTCAAATCTTAACACAACCATTAGTGGTTGAAACAGGAGAGATTATAAAAGTCACTCCTGCAGATACAAATAGGCTACATGTGATACTATCTGCCATGCAGGTAACACCTAGAACGGTTGTATCATAGTCTTGATTTACTCGCAAAAAGCGAGTAATAGTATAAACTCAGGTGAAATTCCTGCCTTTTAACATAAACAATATTTAACACATATGATCACAAGAGCACAAATGCCAAGACAATTACGTAATATGGGTGGGATCACAAACGCGGTCCCAAGAGAAAAATATGGTCTTGGTAGTAAATTAAAAGAACGATTTAGAAAACTAATACCTAATGAATTAGCAGATGTTGCAGTCAAAGCTGCACCGTTTGTTGCACCATTCAATCCTGGTATCGCAGCTTTGATGAGAGGTATAGGTAGGTTTGATCAAAGAGGCAGTATCAGTGATGCACTTAAACAAGGTGCCGCTACTTTTGGTTTTGGAGCTGGTGCTAGAGCATTAGGTGGAGCTGATCCATTTGGCGGTGGATTGAAAGGTGGTTTTACATCACCACTAGATGCAGAAAAAACTACAAAATTTAAAACTTTATTTGAAAGACAAAAAGCAGATATTGATCTTACAAAAACAAAAGAAAAAACAGGACCTCTTAAGAATGTTGCAGAAAAAGTATTTGAAAAAGTTCCATTATCAGACAAGTTATCTACAAAGGTAAAAGAAAAATTATTAGTAGGCGGTATCACAAGTGGTGCTTCTGCTTTGTATAGTTATTTTACAGGTGAGTTTGAACCACAACAACCTGGTGAAACTATGGGTGAATACATGGCAAGAAGAAACGAACGTGTAAAATCACAGATGAGATCGGTTATGGATAGTTATTATACACCATTACGTAATCCACAGTACGCAGCCATGAGTGATGAAGAGAAGAACAATTTTATTGATGGTATAGTTGGTCAAGCAGGTCTTGAAGGAACCTCAGATTATCAGGGCATGGCGACAGGCGGCAGGGTAGGTTATCAAACCGGTGGTGTTACTATGGCTAATACACTTGCAGAAAACATAAGACGTAACTTGGCTAACCAGGCTGCGATAAATCAAAGACTACAACAAGCAAGAACTAGATTAGAACAACAGTTATCTGGTAGAAACCCACAACAATTTCAAATACAACAAGAAGCAAATAAAATAGCAGCAGAAAATTTAAATCAAATGACTGGAGGAGCAAGAGGAGTTGCAGCGATCACGACAGGTGCACCAACTACAGATGATATTCAAGCAGCAATCGCTGCTAATAGAAATGTAAATAGAATTCAAACAGGTCCTCAACCAGGAGAACTAGATCCACTTGGTTTACCTATAACTAGCACTATTGTTGGTCCTTTATCTGGAAGTGGTCCTCTAAGTTTAGCTGAAATAGAAGCCACTAGAAAAAGAATAGAGGCAGCTCAAGCAGCCATGAAACCAACATATCAAGAGGCTTTGATGGGTGAGAGTTGGGAGACATTGAGTGATAATGATCAATATAGATTAGCCATGGAATATCCAGGTGAGACACCACCAAGAAGAAATCCTGATTTTGTTCCTGGCTTTGCAAAAGGCGGCATGCCAACAGGTATCATGAGAACCAATAAAGCTGGTGTCATGGAACGAGACTACAGAGACAAGGGTGGTTTTGTGCCTGTGGGTATCAAAGAGAAAGCAGATGATGTGCCAGCCATGTTATCTAAGAACGAATTTGTATTTACTGCCGACGCTGTTAGAGGAGCAGGCAACGGCAGCATTGAAAAGGGAGCACAAAGGATGTATAACACAATGAAGAATTTAGAGAAAAGGGTTGTATAATGAATAAATATCAAGATTATGTCAGAGCAGTAAGAGAACTAGGTTTACAACCTTTACGTATTGATGAGTTTGAATCTTTGACTGGTGCGATGAGCATGAGTGAGATCATAAACTTAACTGCAAAAAAATCAGGCTCTAATAGGGAAGAATTAGCAGAGGGTACAAAAATGGCATCAGCACCAGATTTAGAAGATTCTAGAAATGAATTAGCATTAGAATTGTTTGGTAAAGAATTAAGATTATTAACACCTGAAGAAATGGATATTCTTGATGAAGAAGCTGAAAGACTTATGCAAAAATTTATGGCTGATGGCGGTAGGGTATCAAAACAGACTGGCGGTATAACAGAGTCAAGACAATTACCACCAGAATTTGTTGAGGCAGCACAAAGAACATTCTTAACAGATCTTGCCACACAATCAGGTATGCCATCTGTCACAACTGCAACAACACAACAACCTGGTGAGACAGCTGCACAGTTTGCACAGAGACAAGCGCAAGCACAACAGTTTAATATCACAAGAGCAGGTATGGCTGAACTTGCACCACAAGTTGCAGCACAAGATCCATTTCAAGCAGCAGCATATCAACAGGCCGTGGACCCAACAAAAGGCCTTGGAGCATTTCAACCTTTCTTAACAAAAGCAGGCACAGCTGCGGATGCAGCAACTGCACTAACAGGGACAGGTGCAGGCACAGGTGCTGGATCAGTGCAGTCTTACATGTCACCTTACCAACAACAGGTCATCGACACAACGATGGCAGAGTTTGACAGACAAGCCAAGATAAGAGAAAACCAACAAGCGGCAGCAGCACTGGGAGTGCCAGGTGCATTTGGTGGTGGTAGAGAAGGTGTACAAAGAGCCGAGTATCAGGCAGCAAGTGACAGGAATCGAGCACAAACATTTGCTAATTTACAACAACAAGGTTTTCAAAACGCGGCAGCTAGAAGACAACAGGATCTTGCTAATCAAATGGGTATTTCAAATCTACAAT